CGAGGAGGATATGCGTTTTATCCGTCATAGCTGGGTAGAGAGTTTTCGGACCTCGCACTACGCCGGGGTCATACCGATGTCGGACTACTTCCGCATCTACCACGAAGTTATCAGTTCAATTTCTGGCCGGGATGGGGCTGAGACACTTGTCGCCTTTAACCCGCTCCATCCTGATCAGATCTTCGGATTCTGTTGCTACGAGTCCGGCTATACCATCCCGCTCCTTCACTACGTCTATGTGAAAGAGGACTTCCGCCAACTCCCCTCAAAGGATGAATCGTTCCAGCATGGCCTGGCAACCATGTTGCTAGAGCAGGCCGGTATCCATCCCAAAGAGCCATATTACTACACCTTCAAAACTGGAGTGTGGGCACGCCTTTCCAAATGGGGCGGCCCCTTCTCCGGTGGAATCTTCAAACCCCTGCTCGCCCGCTTCGATAAAGGTGACGCGGTGACGCACGAGCAGAACCAAGCGAAGAAAAAACCCCAACCAAAGGAACAACGATGCGCGTAGATACCGTCAGTTTTGCCACAAGAATCCGCCTGCCCGATGGGAGACACGAAACAACCATCTCAATGCAGAACCATCACCAGAAGCAAGCCTATGAGGTGACTATAGATACCAAGCAGGCGATCATAACCATCACATCCATCCGGGGAGATAAGTGGATCACTATCGTCCCGATGTCGAACTGCACATTCATCAACCTGGCCGACAACAAGCCAGCCCCACGGCGGAAAAAGCCAGTCCACGCCAGCGAAGCACCGACAGAACCACCCAAAACCCCCGTCCTTACCAGGAAAGCCCGGCCGCGAGTCACAACTAAGGCGGCCGAATAGTGGATCACACTTCCTCCATCGACATTTTTCGGGAGATCGCCAACGATGCGGCGAAGTTCTCCCCACGTCGAGACAGGGAGAAAGCCACCCAACTCCTTGGTCGCCTTTTTCACCAGCAGGTGGACCTTGTTAAAGACCCAGCCAGGCGCAAAACGCTCCTATGCCCACGCCGAGCCGGGAAATCCTTCACTGCGGCCGTGTACCTAATGGTGACGTGCCTAAACCGGACAGATGCAAACTGTTTGTATGCAACCCTTACCAAAGGAAGCGCCAGGTCCATTCTATGGCCGGTTTTGAAGAAGTTCGACAAAGAGTTTGAACTGGGGTGCCATTTCCATAACACATCATTGATTTGCACCTTCCCAGGCGGAAGTAGGCGCATTTTCCTTACTGGGGCAGAGTCTAGGGCCGAGATCGACAAATTGCGCGGTCAACCTTACGACCTGGCCGTGATTGACGAGTGTAAGTCATTCCCAAGTGATGTTTTGACGGAATTAGCCCGCGAGGTTATTGGCCCAGCCCTGAATGATACAATGGGAAGCCTGGTTCTAATGGGAACCCCCGGAAGTGTCCTGGCCGGGGTATTTTACGATACAACGAAACCTGATTCTACTCTTAGTAGACGCTACCGAGATCGGGAAAAGAAACCGGCCAAAATGTGGAGTGGTCACGCCTGGGCCATCACCGACAACATTGCCCAACCCCACCTCTGGGGCGCGTGCCTGGCCGATAAGGAAGCGTATGGATGGGGCGACGAAAACCCCATCTGGCAACGTGAGTATCTAGGCAGATGGGTCAGTGATGACGATGCGTTTTGTTACAAGTTTGATCCCGCCCGCAATATCTGGGAGAAAGACCCCGAATCACGGAATGAGTTCGGCCTACCCGATGAACATGAGTGGAAATACCTCATGGGGTGTGACTTAGGCTATGACGATCCGTTTGCCTTGGTGGTGGTAGCCTACGCGGAAACCTCAGATACGCTTTATCAAGTTTACGACTTCAAACAGGCCAGCATGACCGTGGGTGATGTTGCGCGGGTCATCTCAGAAACTCAGAAAATTTTCGGAGAATTTGAGGTGATGGTGGGTGACAGGGGCGGCCTGGGTAAGATGGTCCTCGCGGAACTCTCCGAGCGATACGAGTTGCATATCGAGGCGGCCGAGAAGGCCGAGAAGCGAGATTATATTGAGTTACTCAACTCCGATATGGTGGAGGGGAGGATCAAGATCTTAGAAGATTCTGAGTTAGCCCAGGAGATGAGCTACCTCGTTTGGGACAAACACGGCCAGAAGGAAGACCGGGCCTGTGCGAACCACGTTTGCGACTCCTTCTTATATACCTGGCGCTATAGCTTTCACAATTTCTCCCGCGCCATGAAGCGTTTGCCGCCCCCGAATAGCCGAGCGTTCTGGGATGCGAAAATGGCGGAAGAGCGCGAAGTAATTTACGACCGCAAGAAGCGGCAAACGAGTGTCGATTATTTCCAAACGCTGGAGGGCCAGGTAACGAACGACCTGGCATTTGATGATCCATGGCAAAACCCAACCTAATAGAAATGAAACAACTAATCACCATGATGCGCGATAACGGCGTGGTCCACTACTGCAATGGGGAGATTGAGTTGACCCTCCATCCCTCCGCGCTGAGGACCGAACCCGAAGACATTGACGTGGAGGCATCCGGCCAGGTTGTTCGATACCAGAACGACTACGACAACCCAATGTTGTACCCGGACGGTTCAGACCCGATAGCCGAACAGCGGGAATGGTTGAAAGCCCAGGAGGCGGCTAAACAATGATGGCAAACTTCTGGTGGGACGAACCCGAGAAGACAATGCACGAGGCGGTGATTGCCTTCGTGGAATCTCTTGAGGAAACGCAAAAGTACATCCACGAGTTAAACATACGGAATGCGCGTCTTTATTCCAACGTTGATCTTTTAGGACTGGACTGGACGCTAACCCAGCGCGACTATTCGCGTAAAAGTTTAGGCCGCGTTACGGAGAATCTAATCCAGTCTGTATGCGACACCGCAACCAGTGTTATCGCTGGCAACCGGGCGCGTGTGACATTCCAAACTGATGGGGCTGAGTTCACCGTTCAGCGCCGCGCCAAGATGCTAGAGAAATGGGTGGAGGGCAAGTTTGACGAAACGAACTTCCATCGCGAAGCGACCCGCGCTTTTCGGGATGCGGTTATCTTTGGCACTGGCTGTATTAAGATTTACGAATACAACGGTGATGTTCGTTGTGAACGTGTCCTCATTGACGAGATCAAGGTGGACGAGATGGAGTGCCGCTCTAGTGAGCCGCGCCAACTCCACCAAGTTAAGTTTATTGATAAGGAAGTATTAAAGGCCGACTTCCCCGACTTCGCAAAGGAGATCGAGGAATCCACCCGCGAGAACACACGGGATGGTGGTGCCTACCGGAGTGTCGATTCAAACACGGCCGTATGTGTTGAGAGCTACCACCTACCCAGTGGGCCAGACGAAGAAGACGGCAAACGGGTCATCTGTATAGACGGGGCAACCCTCGTATCGGAGGAATGGAAAAGGGACTACTTCCCGTTCATATTCTACCGATGGAATGAACCGGTATGCGGGTTCTACGGCCAAGGGCTGGCCGAACAACTCACCGGGATACAACTTAGGATCAATCAACTCAATCATTTTATCCAGAAAGCCCAAGATTTGATTGCCGTTCCCAGGGTTTTCGTAGACATCGCATCAAAAAACCTGAAGATGCAGATCAATAACGAGATCGGCGCAATCATCCCCTACCGAGGGAAGCCGCCCGTATTCCACACGGCCCAGGCTGTATCACCGGAGATATATAACTACAAGGAAGGTCTTTGGCGGCGTGGGTTTGAAGTTGCGGGAATATCCCAGATGAGCGCAACAAGCAAAAAACCGGCAGGGCTAGAGAGCGCCGTGGCGCTACGGGAATACAACGACATAAACGCGCAAAGGTTCGCCTATAACGCGCAGGAATTTGAAAGACTCTCACCATTAGCGGCCGAGAGATACATCGACATTGCTAGGGATATTCACGACAACGGCGGCGAGTGTAAAAGTGTATTCCACGCTGAGAAGCTGGTTGAGAAGATTTGCTTTAAGGAAGCGAAGATCCACGACGGCACTTATAAGATACGTCTGGAGCCTGCCAGTATTCTAAGCAGAACCCCTGCCGGGCGCTCCCAGCAGGTGGTCGAATGGTCCCAGGCCGGAATCATCGACACCTCCGAAGCACGGCGTTTGCTGAATCACCCCGACCTGGAAAGAACGGCCGATATTGTCAATGCAGCCATCGAGGACATCGAGGCGACGATTGAAGATTTATTAGACGGCAAGTACCAGCCCCCGGAGCCCTACCAAGATCTAACGATGGGAATGAAGCGGGTGCAACTCGCCTATTTGAAGGCCAGGCGGGAAGGTGCCCCCGAGGACATCCTCGAAGATATGCGTAGGTGGATCGAGTCAGCCGATTACGAGTTGAAGATGATCGCCCAATTAGCGCAGCAAGAGATGATGCAAGCACAAATGATGATGCAACCGCCGGCATCTCCCCCGATAGCTGGAGGCCCCGCACCTGGAGGCCCCCCGGCGGCGGCATTGTCACCACAGTCCCAACTTTTGAAGCCAACAGCAATCCCAGGATAAAGGAAGAAAGAGATGTCCGAACAAGTAGAAGTTGAAACTCCCGTAACCGAAGAAAGCCGAATCCAGGCCGCCATTCAGGTGTTTGAACCTGAAGAGCAAGCCGAGGAAGTGGCAGAAGTTGAAACCCAAGAAGAAACCCAAGAAGTTGAGGCGGCTCCCGCCGAAGGGGATGACATTCCCCTCGACAGCGACCAGCCCATCACCCCAGGCGAAGATAACATCCTCGAATCCTCCAAACTGGCCTCGCTCGCCAGGCGGGAGAGACACGCTAGAGAACAATCAAAAGAGCGCGAAGATAAAATCACAAAGAAGGAACATGAACTCGATGCGCGCTTAAAGAAAGCTGAGGAGCTTGAAAACCAACTTGCGCGCCTGAAAAGAGATTTTGCCTATGATCCAGTTACGGCATTAAAAGAACTGGGGATAGAAAAGGGTTACGCCGATGCGGCCAGCGCACTCTATGACGAGGAGCTTGGCGAAGACGCACCGGCCGAGCATCGTTCGCAAAGGGAAATCCGCGCCTTGCGGGACCGCCTTCAAAGGTTTGAAGAAGAACAGAAGGCTGGCGAGGTGCAGAAGAAGAAGGAAGTGAAGGAGGCCGAAGTAGCCTCGTTCCAGAAACAATACATAGGGGAAATGGAAACTTATATGAAGGCCGTCCCCGAAGAACTGCCCTATGCGAAAGCATTATTTGACGAGAACGCAGGGGATGCGATTCAGGCCATGTACTCCATAGCCTATCAAGTTGCCGTAGACGATCCCAACTCAATCTTACCAACAGCGGAACAACTTGCCGAAGCCTTAAACACGAACTTAGAGCTAACACTCGCGCCAGTGATTACCAGGATCTTAGATGCGCGAACCAAAATCCCAGAAGATGAAACCCAGGCCGTAGAGATACCAAGGCAAATAAAGACATTGAGAAATTCGCAATCTAGGAGAACAGCAAAACAGTCACCCGCCCGAACCGAAGATGAGCGCGTTCAACGCGCCCTTCAGGCACTTGGCGCGGGTTAGGAGAAATAAAAAATGGCACGTACATCACAATTAGACCTTACACAAGGCGCATTCGAGGCGATGATGAAAGAACTGTACCCCGCAGGGGTGCCGGAAAACGTCGCAACGAGGCGTCACCCGTTCCTTAATATGATCAAGAAGAAGGATGACTTCGAGGGCGATGCTCTTATCATTCCGATCATCTATGAGAATCCAGGGGGCCGCGCTGCGACCTTCGCAGATGCTCAAACCTACGCAAACGCGAGCAAGTCTCTGAAATGGGTTCTTACCCAAAAAGCAGATTATGGTGTTGTGTATATTGACGCCTTGGCGATTCGTTCGTCGCGTTCTAACAAAGGTGCGTTCGTTAATGCACGCAAAACTGAGATTGACTTGATGTTAAAAGCATTGGGTAACTCGGCAGCGCATTCGCTGTACCGTGGTGGATATGGCGCAATCGCCCAGTCTGAAACCAACGTACCCGGTGGAACCGACTTTTTTGAGTGCGTCAACCATGACGATGCTCGCCACTTCTCGGTAGGCATGACTTACGAATTTGCTGATGGTTCGGATGGCTCTACCCCAAGAACCACGTTTCAGTACAACGTATGCAGTGCGGTTAACGAGGAAACAGGTGTCATCACCTTTGAAGCAGACCTTAATGGCGACATTGAGTATCTGGATTATGTCTTTCCCGTAGGTGACACGGTTCCGCTTGGGACCCAGTTAAAGATGACTGGTCTTGCGGCGTGGGTTCCGTTGACTACGCCGAGCGGCGGTG